CTCCATTTATTAGAGATAACATTATTCATTTCATTAGTTTGATAATATAGAGGTGTTTTAAACCATATAGGTTCTGACTCATTATCCAACCCATCGGGTATTCCTTCTTCATAACCAGAATAAACCTGAACTAAATATTCGTCTTCAACTTCACTATCACCACATTTAATTTCATTATATCTAAAATAATTATTAAAATCTGCCAAGTCACTTGCTAAAACTTGAGGTTGCTCAACTGGTTTTGGGTTTTCTTCGGTACCGACTGCACTTCCACCATTTGCAGTTGACTTACAAGGACACGACTCACAATCAGGATATGTTAACATTGGTAATGGTAGATTGGTTATTGGATTTTCAACCTTCTCAGGTAATAAAGGTTCTCTACAATCGCTTTGTTTTACCTTTTTACTAAAAAATGCAACCGCAGGACATATAAGAAAATAAACTAAATTTATTAACGGTCTAAGAGCGTTTATAAAAAATATAATTATTTCCGCAATAAAAGATAAGAAGTGAGCAACAATAATTAGTAATAATATGACAGGTGTGAATATTAACAAAATAAAAGACATTAAAGAATATAAAAAGTCGAAATTTCTTTGTGCTTCATTTGTTGGAAATTTATTATTTTCTGTAATACAATCTCTATCTGTTATATTTTTTATACCTAAATGTTTTTGTCTATTAAATCCCCATTTAAAACGGTCTAAATGAGCCGCGGTTGTATATACCTTATTAAAGGTAAACTGATAGAATGTATCCTCACATTTTATGGCTGCAGCTTTGTCTTCATAATCGTTCCAATCTAAAGAAAACGCATATGATTTATTAAACTTACCTTCAGGTTGATTACCATAATCACTACTAGGGTCTATATCCCAGTGTTCTTTAATATTTGGAATTAGGTAATTAGCTCTTAAAATATCATTATCTAACCCACCTTCATTCTGCCATTTAACTTTAAATCTGTATTTGGCTTTAGTTGGTATACCCACCCTTGGGTCATTAGAAGTTACTCTTTCACCAAACTCATTTGTAGTTATATAATTAAGATTCATCGGTAAATCTACTAACCAAGTACCGTTATCATCAATAACATTACCACCCTCTTCTAATTTATATTCTTCCAACACAGGGTCACCATTTTCATCAACCTCAATAGTCTGTCTAATCGCTAAAACCTGACCAGGACCTACAGTTAAATCACACAGATTACCAGTGTCTTTTTTAGGTCGGCAACTCGCCTTTAAAAAATCTTCTTCACTTGAAGATATAATTGAACCCATAAACACCGAGTGAGGTAATATTTCAATACCTCTCTCTCTTAAATCAAAATCGGCTCTTGTGATGCCCACGTCACACACATCATCAGCACCCCAAAATGACGACACATCAATGTCTTTAACATCGTGTAAAATCTGAGGTAGTGAATCAATATTTTCAGATGCTTTAAATAGTTGACCATCAAACTGAGCAGGTACACCCATACCCATTCTAATAAGGTCTGAAGGTCTAAGTGAGAACTCACCCATGTTAGATAAGTCCAAATCCATTACCAATTTCTGTGCACCCAATGGTACACCAACAATCATAAAGTCACCAGATTCATTTGTTCTTACTGAATACTTATAATACTTTTCATATACATGAAGAACTTCTTTTCGTGTTAAGACATCCTCATCCGTTGGAAACGTACCTGTTGCGGTATGACCATAATACTCATTTTCATAAGGTAATAGGTTATACCTAAACCCGTCTTCGTTTTTACTTTCAGGAGATTTAAATGGATATATTGTTGAGATAACAGGGTCGTTCTCATCAATTTGGTCAATAGGAACAAAAATAGATATGTGAGCATTTGGTATACCCACACCCCCATTGGCAATTACACGACCAACAACCACACCGTAGTCAGCACAGAATTGTGTGTATAAATCTTCTTGTCTTAACTTTAAAGACAATATCTCTAAGAAATCAAACTCTTGGTCAATCTTTATATTGATATTTTTATCAACACCAGGTTCAGTTCTTATTCTGATTGATTTTGGCATAATAAGTTTTTAAGATAAATAGTTATTCATCTTAATTTTAATTTGATTTTAAGAAAAGTATATGGTAGTAATTTATGAGAAATCAGTATTTGACAAAGTCTTCACCCTAACAACGACATCACTTTCAATAAATCTTATCTGATATACCTGATTAGGTTCAGCATAAATGGTGTCATCAATTAACTGTATTTCTTTGGTTTCACTGTCTACATATCTTTGTGATGTTTGTGAATTTGAATACCTACCCCCCACATTATTAAAGACTTTTAAATCTGCCAATGAAATCACACCTGGCATATTTTGAATTATTCTTCTAATATCAGAAATGTTTACATTTGTACCCAACTGTTGTTTTTGTGGTGTAAAGTAATCGTTTACCCCATCAATAACATTTGTGATAACCTCTCCCTGATTTTGTGTTGAATCAATAACCACAGAAATATCAAACGTTAAATCAATAACATTTGCTGTGGTCACCTGAATATAATCATTTATCATTCTATAGTGTGATAAATAATTGGCAATATTTTGTTTTAATGTATTTGAAACTGAATCTGTTAATTTACCCTGTGGGTCATACGATAATAGTTCAATTTTAATTTTATTATCTTCTTCAGTAATTGCGGCTTTCGCAGGTGCACCAAATCTACTCGGCATTGTTCTAACCAACGAATTATAATCATTGATAGTTACTGCTCTCTTTTGTGCCGCAAAGTTAAAGGAAACCATGTTACGTACCTCCTCAGTTGTTGGTAGGTCTCCACCACCAATAGCAGCTGTAACATTTGTACATCTTAAACTATTAATAACATTTTGATTGATAGTGTCTGATGGTCCCTTAACGTCAAATCTCGTTGTACCAAATTGAGTGATAACATTTACACCAACATTAGATGACTTACCACCACCAATTCTATATTGTACAAACAACGTAGTATTTGGTTTTACAGTAACACCTAAACCAATATTATTTTGATAATCTTGAATTCTTAATGGTACCCCTGTTCTACTGAACTCTTGTAGTTGTTCCTCAGGTGTTGTTGTACCACCACCAAAAGTAATCTTACAATACCCCTCAGGTGTAAACTCAGATACGAACCTGTTTTCAGTTTCAATGTACTTACCAACTTTAATACCTGGTTGGTCTGAAGGCTTTGTAGGGTCCTCAACAAATATTCTACTCTCAGCCAATGCATCCACCTCGTACCATTTATCAGGTGAATTGATAAATTCACCATAAAGTGGTGGTGATTGATAACTAGTACCATCTTTTTGAATAATAGCATTAATACTAATAACATTTTTCTCAGGTAAGAAAAATTCAAAGAATGGTCTTACATCACTATTACTGATAACCTTTTTAAATGTTTTTGTTAAACCATTAACAACAACCTCTCTTTTAGTAATAGTATAATTAATAAGTCTATTGTTAGAATCAAAGTTAGGAATCTTAGTTCTGTTTGGATAACCATCACTATTGTATTGAGAACTAAAGTCGATGTCGTTTGGATTTTCAAATACCTGACCTGCACCAATAAATTGTGAACCCGCTCTCATAATACCCAAGTATCTTTCATCCTCTTGGTCACCCAATGCTGGTACCGTAATTGAAACGTCAACCAAAGCAATTGATGGTCTATTACCAGGTATCTTTAACCCGTAGGTTCTGGCTATATTATATATTGAAGATTTTTGTTGTGCATATTGTAAGACCGTTTCTTGAATACTACGGTCCATGTGATAATGTAAGTTATCACCAATCGCAGCATTTAAATCCATAAACACAGAATAAATTGATGCATCATTAAAATTAGCAATCAGTTCAGGGTAATACTGTTGAGTATAGTTTACCAGGTCCTGTCTTAACCCTGCGAAATCTCTTTCTGTGTATGATATTCTACGATTAGCCATATACTATTAAATATTAATTATTACGAAATCTTTAGATGAAAATGTTCCATTAACTATAGAATAATCTATTCTCAATTTCGCAGTGTACTCTTCAGTCCCTCGTCCTGGTATCTTAAAGATTTGGTTACCCAACTCTTCATAGTTAATTTCACCAGGTAATGGTTCAGAGTCTAAATATGGCTCAACAGTGATATTGTTTATTTGTAAGTTTGGTATGTATTTTTCAACCGCTTGTCTGATATCCGCTTTAATAGAATCAAATGTTGGACCATCTAATGGTTCAAAAATAAACTCATAAATTCGTGTGCCAAAATCAGGTAAATAATACCTACTACCTTTACGAGTTAATATTAAGTGTAACAAATCCGCCCTAATCTCATCCTCAGAAGTTTGAGTTAAGGTTACGTAGTCTCCACGTTCACTATCCCTAAATGGGAAAAATACACCATATGTTTTACCGTCTGCCATATTCCATAAATATAATCACAGGTTATTTTATCTAAACCCATAATAAAAAAGGTCAGACGTATCTGACCTTTTTTCCCTTCCTTAACCTCAGAAGATATTTTGAGTTTTCATTTCTTCTGATATTTTATCTATTATCCTTCACATGCCACACAGTGAAGGTCATTCAATCCCAACTTCTTTCTTGCGAAAGCTTGAGCTGAATTCATTGAGTGTTGGTAGTATAATGTCTTAACTCCCAACTGCCAAGCTTCAATAAGAAGTTTGTTAACATCCCTTGTCGGCATGTCAGGTGAAATCATTAAGTTTAATGACTGTGATTGGTCGATATAATCTTGACGAACCGCAGCTTGATTAATAATTGATGACTGATTAATTTCAGCAAAAGTTCTAAAGACTTCTTTCTGTTCATCACTCAAAAAATCTAAGTGTTGTACTGAACCATCGTTTTGTTTGATACTGTTCCAAACTGCCTTGGTATTTTGACCTAACTCATCTAATAACTCTTTAAGAACAGGGTTCTTAATGGTTACCTTCATCTTAGCAACATCCTTCACATAACAGTTGGACCAAATAGGTTCAATTGATTGTGATACTTGACCTAAGATAAACGCTGAAGATGTCGTTGGTGCAATAGCGTTCAACGTAACATTTCTTCTACCGTAACCTTTTAAGTATTCAGGTTCACCAAACATTGTCGCCAATTCTTCAGATGCTTTATAAGACTTTTCTTTGATAAGTTTAAATACCTCAACATTCAACCTTGCAGTGTCTCTTGTGTCAAATGGTAGACCTCTCTTTTGCAGAAGTGAGTGCCAACCCAATACACCAAGACCCAACGCTCTTTGTCTCTTAGCGAAGTTGTAAGCTTTCTCCAAGTAGAAGAAACCTCTCTTACCTTCGATAGTTCCGTTATCTCTGATGTCCTCAATCTTAGTTAAGAATTCAGTTACAACAGCATCTAAGAACATAGTCATAGTCTCAACCGCGTCTGTGTCTTTCCACTCATCATAGTGAAGAACATTCATTGATGACAATACACAAACAAATGACTCTTCTTCAGAGTTGTGAAGTGCAATTTCAGAACATAAGTTTGAATTGTAGATTGTAGCTCCTTTGTCTTTATAAACATCTACAGTCTTGTTGTTCATTGTGTCGTGGAACATAATATATGGGTAACCAATCTCCCCACGTCTTTGAATAACTTTAGCCCAAATTGCTCTCTTTTCATCATCACCTGCAATCATTTCTTCCATAAACTTGTCAGTCACAGTAACTGCGTGTGTCAAATCTTGAATAGGGAAACCCTCAGTACCAATCTCCAAGAACTCCATAATATCAGGATGTTCTACAGGAAGATAAGGTGAGAATCTACCTCTACGTGTTGAACCTTGTGAAATGTTATCAACAACACTCTCAAATAAGTTCATAAAGTGTACTGAACCAGGTGCGTGACCATTGTCAGTAATTTCAGCACCTCTTTCTCTAATGTTACCAAAGTAACCTGAGGTACCTCCACCCATCTTACTCATTTCACCGACCTCAGCCTGTGTATATAAGATTGACTCGATGTTATCTCCGATGTTAGACCCGAAACAACTTACAGGTAAACCTCTTCTTTTTCCAAAGTTTGCCCACACTGGTGATGATAAAGAATACCATCCTCTACCCATGTAGTCGTAGAATTTATCTGCAAAACCCTCGATACCTAACAACTTTTCTGCATGTTCAGCAATTGTTCTAATTCTTTCTAAAGGTTCTTCACCTTCACTTAAATACCCTCTTTGTAGAAACGTTACCGATTCTTCATTAATCCAATCAAAAGGTTTTCTATCTTTCATATTAATTTTTTATTATTGTTTTTTTTAAAATAAGTCGTTTGACGTAATTGATTTTGATTTCTTACTATAGTTAATACTTCTTTTGTTGAAGAAATCTGTGTGTTTGGTAGTTAGAATTTCATCATCAAACCATTCTGTTGTTTCTAACAAAGGTTCTCTGATTTCAAAAATACTGTCAATACCAATAGAGTTTAATGATATATTAAATCTATTTTTAATAAACTCCATTGTCTCAGCTTTTGTCAAGAAATCTAAATCTCCCTTTTCAAAAATCCAATCTACAATCTCACTTTCCGCTTCATACGCCTCCATTGTTGCGTTTACCAAATCATCTTTTAACTCTTCTGTCCACCATGATGGGTTTTCTTCTTTGATTAGATTTACCAAATCAAATCCAAACTCAGCATGAATATTTTCCTCTTTTGATGTTGCCTCAACCGCATTACTAATACCTTTTAACATATTTTTATGTTTGTTGAAAGACAACATAACTAAAAATTGTGAGAATAATGATACGTTTTCTACGAACATTGAGAATAATACAACAGATTCAAAGTATTCTTTGTTTTCAACTGACTTAGAATTTGATATAGATTTTTCTAAGTATTTAATTCTTCTACGAATTGCTGGTACTTGTAATAAGTTTTCAAACTCATTATTAAGACCTAACAATTGAATTAAATGTGAATACGCATCTGCGTGTCTAACTTCAGACTCAGCAAACGTAGCACCAACATTTCCGATTTCAGGTTTTGGCATTCTTTTGTAGATATCACCCCAAAACGTTTTAACCGCAACCTCAATTTGTGAAATTGCCAACATAGCTCTTTCAACTGCTGATTTTTCTTTTTCACTTAAGTGAACTTTATAGTCCTGAATATCTGAAGTAAAATTAAACTCAGTATGTACCCAATATGAATGACGAATAGCATCGACATACTCATTTAAACTTGGGTAGTCATAAGGTTTAAGGTTTACTCTTTTTGCAAAAATGTTTGGTCTATGTTTAGAACGATAAATGATGTATTCTTTAGCAATCTCATTTAAACCGTTATCCATTAGTTTGTTCTCCACCATATCGTGAATTTCATCAACATGTGGAACATTATCTTTATTATTTCTGAATAGAGCTTTTGTAGATATTCTTGCGATTCTTTCCGCAGCTTCTTCATCTACTCTATCTATACTTTCCATAGCACTTAGGATTGCCCTTTCAATTTTTTCTGTTTGAAATGGGACTTTATCTCCGCTTCTTTTAATGACATAACGAATGTCTTTACTTACCTGACTAATTAAACTTTCCATAATATTTTCTTTGTATTTTATTTAATGTTTGGAGTTTGATTGTTGTTGTTAGAATTTTCTCTATTCTTACGTTTCTCCAATAATTCTTTGATACGGTCTTTGTTTCTTTCTTCTTTTTGTTCTTCTAAACCTAAGAAAGTAACACTTGATTCTGTATCGATTTCCATCATCTCGTTGTCGAACTTACAATTTTCAAACACGATACCGTCTTTACCAATACGAGATTTGGTGATTGCGATTGTAGCCAAATTCATTTCTTTCTGTTGTAATGATTTTGCAACAGAAATAATTACGTGACCAACTTGTGCTTTTTTGATAGAACCACCCATTTGGTCAGTCGTAACCACCTCTGATGAAATAGAGGAACGGTTACCTTGTGTTGCAGTCCATCCAACAATGTCTAACTCATGACACATCGCTTCAAAACCTCTCATTACTGAACCTTCACTTTTCCATTCGTCCCCTAAATTTTTATCAGGAACGACACAATCAATATAATCCAAAACAACCATATCTATCTTATTACCTTCAGCAATCATTTTACGAATCTGATTTTTAATCTGATTCATGGTTAATGTGTCTGACGGTAATTTTTTTAAGACCAGTCTATTTGAAGCATTTTCCTTAATCTGTCTTACTTTATTTAAAACATCTTCTTTATGTAATGACAGATTGTCAGGAGCAATCTTTGTCCACATAGTGAAGTGTTTTCTTTGGATAATTTTAGGATTGTCCTCAAAGAATATCTGTAACACATTGTAACCCAAGTTAAATGCGTTGTTGGATATCTTACTTAAGACCGTTGTTTTACCAACACCAGTAGGTGCCAGTATTACTCCAATCTCACCTTTTGCCAACCCACCTTTTAGTAGGTTGTCAATACCGACAATACCCATCGGAATCGGGTGACGGAAATCGTCATCCAAAACCTCATCCAAATTAAAGAAAACATCTGCAGTTCCAGAATCAACTTCACCTACCTGTAATGCTTCACGAACCATCTCTTCTAAGTGGTCGTATGACTCAAAATCACCTTTGTCGATAATCTTTTGAGCTTTGGTCATTACCTTCTGAAGTTCTTGTTGTTTACAGAACTTTAAAGACTTCTCTTGAACGTATTGGTGACCCTCGTTTGAAGCCTCTTTTACTTGCCCAATCATATCCAGGACCATTTTTTGAGCCATTGGAGATGTTACTTCGGACTTTGTAATCTGTTCTAAAGTTGAAAATGAAGGAGTGTGTTCGTACTTCTGATAGTACTCCTTCGTCATCTGCATGATTAACTTAAAATATTGATTGTCAAAGTACTTTGGTTCGAGAACATCTACGATAGAATTCGCAAAATCCTTGTATAGGATAATGTTGTTAAGAAGTTGTAGTTGAAATGTGTTTCCGAGGTATCCAAAATTCTTTTCTTTTGACATAATTTATTAAGCTTTAATCTTTGTGTGTAGAATATAAATATGGTTAAACTAGTTGATAGTCCATGTAGGTGTAAGATAAATTTTCCGATGAAAAAATGTCAGTCAAGTCGCGAAGCAACTTTTTTAGGTGTGGGCGTACGTCTACGGTATATCTTGTCTTTGGAGGGTATACCTTTGCGTCCCATATTCTATGACAAATTGTCTCATCTCCTATCCTAATATAGACATTAAAATTCTCAGGACCGTCCGTGTTTGAGGTGTCCAAAATGTCAGGATTTGAAAAAATTTGTTCAGCATTATCGTTAAGATAATTCAACGCTTTAGTCTTTAAATCTTTCTGAATGTTCTCAGAAAGAGACCTTACCAAATTGTACAAATCAACACTAGCTCTCGCCTTAGGATTGTACCCCCTAACATTGAAGTATCTCTGTACTACAATGTTGTCATTAAGTGTTAACAAAAACTCTAACTTTGTAACGTCACTTTTTTCTTTCATAATTTTCTTTTTTTGTTTTTAAATCTTCTTTTTTCTTTACGAGTAAGTTTCATAAAAGGTGTTAAAAATTCTACCCAAGCATTGTCATGTTTAGGTAGGTACTTAAAAATTCCATCACTCATCATCATCCTCATTAGGTTCTTATATCCTCTACCATCGGGGTCCAAATTTTCTTTATGGTAAAGTTCAATAGTCTCCTTTGACTCTTCAGTTAGCAATGGTTTGGACAAATCTACGAGTTTTTTGTTAATATCAAAAAATTCTTCACCAAAAACCCCTTTTCTTGTTTTACCCGATAAAAGGTTTTGTAATGCTCGATTGTCTTTGTCCGTTTTGTGTAATTCCTCAGCACGTTGTTTAATATCGTCAACAGATACCGTATTATCAACTATGTCAGGAAATAATTTAACAAATGTCTTTTCACCCATATATTGAATACCGTCAATATTATCTGATTTATCACCAGATATAATTTTAAATGTTGCAATATTACTATGGGGTATTGAGATGTCTTTTAGAGGTACCAAATCTCCGTTCTTAAGAGTTATCTTCTTCATGGGTTGGTACACCTCAACATTCTCTGAGATAAGTTGTGTAAGGTCTTTATCTGAAGAGAATATGGTTTTGTACTCGTCTTCAGATATTTGACAATAGTATGCAATTAAATCATCACTTTCAGTTTCTTCTATGGATACCTGACGTATAAACATCTCCTCAAGATATGCTTGAATGCGTTGCATCTGCCATTCAAACGATTCTCTCTTAGATTCGTTTAATGTTTGTTTTCTGTTTTGTTTATAATCAGGGGAAATAAGTCGTCTTTGGGCGGAGTTATTTTCTCCATCCCAAAAGACGATTACTTTGTCATAGTTGTGTTCAGTTAAGAACCTTCTGATAGTATTAACGAAATGATAAATTCCACCAATATGTTTTCCTTCGTGATAGAATTCTCTAACACCGTGAAAACCTATTTTGAATAAATTATTTCCGTCTACTAATAATGTTTTAACCACGTTTATTGTGTTAAATGGTTACACTTCTTTTTCTTCTTCCAATTTGAAGTCACCCTCTGTTCCGATGACCTCTTTCCAATAGTCCGCCTGTTCAGACTTATACGCCTCAATAGACTTCTTTTCTTCTGTTGAATCTTTACCAGCCAAAAATCCATGAGGTGTTACGATGATTTTACCATCTTCATAACCCAAACCATTAATATGGTTTTTCATCACAGATACTTTAGTTCTGGTCGCAAACTTAACTTTTCTCTTGTCTTTAACTGCCGTGATTTTGTTGGTACCCGCATTTTTTTGATTACCAAATAAAAATACCAAAGACGAGTTTAACCAAATAGACTCACCACCCTTAGCTTTAATCTTTGGTTGTCCAAACGGATTGTCAGGTAGTTCAACCCACGGTTGATTAACAATAACCAATGTGTTTTCATATTTTGAATCCGCTCTACGAGAACCTGAAATACGTTGGTTGATACCCATACCAATCTTATCAGCTAAAGTGGCCGCGTTGTGTTGTTTACCACCTTTACCTTCATAAGTCATTTTACACGGTACTGAACCTACAGAATCCCATAAGAACAACAAATCATATTCTAACTCACCTTTTGCTTGTGCATCTAATAGTTCGTTGATATAATCTGTGATTTGTTCAATGTATTCAAAATTGTTGTTAAAGATAAAGAATCCATCCCAATCCAATTCACCCGTTTCCTCATCAACCACTTCCTCACATTCAAAACCCATAAGTTTTGCATGTTCAAAAGACCATTTCTGTTCTGTGATGATAAACACAGGTAACATACCTCTTCGTTGAGCATCAACCGCAGTCTTTACCAACGCAGTAGTTTTACCTGTATCTGAATGACCTAAGAACATATTTAAATGTCCAATTGCAGGACCAGGAACACCAACAGCATCCAAGAACTGTTCACCCAAATCAAAAAATCTTTGGGGTTTGTATTTTGCAGAAGTTGAGAACTTCTTTTTAATACTACTAAAATCTTTTTTCTTAATTGCCATAATCTTTACATTATAAAGATGGTGCAGACATTGCCTGCACCATCATGTTAACTTTCTTTAGAATGGTAGGTCGTCATCTACCTCAGCCGTAGCTTGTGGGTCTACTGTATCTTCAGTTGTAGAAGATGAACCACCGATAGACATTTCTGATTCCTCACCATAAACATATTTTTTCAACTCTGAATCCCAAACAGGTGTCTCACCTCTTGCGATTGCTTCCAAATACTCAACAGGTTTTTGAGCGTATACGTCTTGCCAAGTAAGTTCGTCTTCAACCCACTCTTTCATTTGACCTGCGTCTTCATGAATTGCACATGGGTCGTCATACATAACTGTTTGAACCACAGTGTACTCAATACCTTTTGGAGTTTTTGCTTTAGCCAACTCGATAATCAAATCTCTACCTTCGTTAGCATCGGTTACGTCACCTTTAGCCTTCCAAATAGGGATAATTTTATCCAAGATACCTTCTTGCTTGTAGTTGTCTTTGAATCTCCAAAACTTAGGTCCGTGGTCTTCATTTTCACGGTCGATAAGTTTTACAATGTAGAATTTACGTGGACGGTATTGACGAGCCAAGTCCTTGTCTGACTCTTTACCTGTTGACATCAACTCTTCATATACCTCAGTAAGTGGAGAGCGTTCACCATCATTTTTACCTGGGTCGTAGAGTTTAGTCCACTTACCATCAATTTGTACCTCGTGGTACCACACCTCTTTAAATGGAGATGAACCGTCTGATGTTGGTAGAATACGAACTCTTTTCTGACCTGATTTAGTACCTTTAGGTAGGTACGTTGTGAAATAACGTTTTAGTCGGTCTTCTTGAGACATCGACTGATTACCACCACTATTTTTAGAGGTGTTTTTTTCGTACTGTGCCAGTACAGCGTCTAATGCATTTGCCATAGTTTCTCTTTTTTACTCTTTTTAATTTATTTCTTATTTACTCTCTTTTAAATATAACACATAAGGTGATTTAGTCAAATGGTTATAAAATAAAAAAGACCACGAATTGTGGTCTTATTATAGTCTATATTTTTTGGTTTGTCAATTACATTCCTTCATCTTCAAATGGTGTGTCGAAAGATTTTTTAATCTCACCATCACTATAGTTTTCAACTTCATCAGAAGTTAAAACATATTCATTTTTACCTGTTTTTTCCATTTCAACTTCTTTGTCTGAAAAGAAATCAGTTAATTTTTGATTGTATGGGTAACTGTCTAAACTTCTTAATTGTAATTTTTCTTCAGGAGATTTTTGACGGTATTTTTCAACCTTATGTTCCAAATCATTAATCTTTTGTAAAATTTGGTCCATATCTTCTAACTTACTTGTTAAGTCATTCAATCTATCCATCATTGTCTCCATATACTCTTCTTGCTTTGAAGACATGTCTTTTTGTGTGGTTACTAAATCAGTGATATCTAATTCTTCAGTTCCCTCATCAGATGAAACTTCATCAGACGATACTTCATCACCACCTTCCATACCTGGTTCATCAACAACCTCAACATCTGGGTCTGTATCAACATCTACAGGTTGTGGTTCACCCATTTCATCACCAGCAGGTGCTTCAGCATCACCACCTAAATCTAATGCTGGGTCGGCCGCGGGGTCGACAGGTTCTTCTTGTTCAAGAATATACTTATTGATTCTTTTATAAGACTCAATTTCTTTTAATATTTTTTTATCTACTGACATAATAATTCTTTTTAACCGTTTAAAAGAGTTTTTACTCCTTGTGGTGTTTCAACCTTAAGAGTTCTGTTTAATTTCATTGTGTTATCTACTCTTTCAATAAGGCCGTCTTTCATTCTAACAGTGTAACAATCACCTGTGTCTAAGTCACAAACTTCTTTGTAACCATTACCCGAATCTCTTTCAGTAATTCTAGTGTCTTTTGACAAATACTGGTCTAATAATGATTTTGTATTCATAATCTTTTTATTAATAAATATACGTTAATTAGTGTTTTTCTAATTTTTAACTGTTATCCCACGCGTTTATCCCACGCGTTTATCTTTCTACCAAACATATCATATCCCTTATCAAATGTTTTTTTGGATTCAGAATTTTTAGAAATTTCACCGTCAATAGTCGCAATTATGGTTTCAACGGTGTCCTTAATATTTTCACTCGTGTTTATTTGTTTATCTAATTTTGTAAACCTAAGTGTATAATACCATATGTAAGTAAATGATTTTGCCAAGTCACCATTTATAGATGGGTTGGTTAAAAATGCCTGTATAATGTTTTCATACTGACTACATATATCATTCATAAATTTAACAGAATCTGACAAACTATCAAAGGCCAAATATGGAATGTCAAATCCATTATCCTTAACACATGTTTGTTTTTTAAAGTCTACTGTCCATCTATCGTTTTCTTTTATATTCTTAAGATTAAAGAAGTTATTATTGAAAGCGGTTAAGTTTTGTCCCACACCTGTTTCAACATAACCAACACCAAAAATATATTTCTTAACATCTTCAGACAATGAAATCTTGTTAATCGCAGCTTTAAACGTTGAACTGTTAATTGTTGATTTCTTATTTTTCTCGTATGGTTTATCTAACTTTTGTTGAGCAATACACTTATTATCTTCACCCTGTTTTTTATTATTAGTTGAAGTTGTACTGTTTTTAATATTGTCACTTCTTTTTACCTCACTCTCAGTTAGTCTACTATTTGTTGATGCCAACCTTCTAACGTCTGAAAGATAATTTTGTACTAAATCCACATTCACACTAGAAACCAAACTATCTGGTAACTGTAAAGAGTATTTTGTTGCCCTTACACCTTCAAATGTTGTACTAAAATCTCTAGTTGTAATATCGTGATTAACACTTGTAATCAAATATGGACCATAGAACATCGGTACATACCTAAGATTAAAGTACATTGTTGGTTGAATCATAGCATTACCCATAGAGCTTACCGTACAGTTGTAACTTGAATTTTTATAGAAGTTATATAAACTGGCAGTCTGCTGAGCAACTTTCATACCGTCACCCATAGCACCTAACCCAGCTAAAATTTCAAAGGTTGGTGCAATATTTTTTCTTTGTGACATATCAATAGAAATTGATTTAAACATGTTTTGGTTTCTAACACCAAAATCCACATTAAATGCCACAACTTTATTTCTATTTGAGAAGTTGTCCACCCCGTCAAGTGACGACCTTAAAGGGTTATTAGTTGATTTTGAAATATCAAATGCATCATCTTGATATAAGTAATTTTCATTTTCAGGTGATGTATTAATTTTCTCAGATACTTTACCAACATAAATTGCCAAGAACTTTGGTTCGGAACCGTGAGTGTCTACCTCTAAGAATGTACCAAACGCATTGTTCGCAATATCACTATATGATGGGTCAGGCATACCCTCTTTTACCCTTTCGTTTCTACCAAAGAAGTTTGCATATGTTGGTGTCGGCATAAAGACAAAGTTATTGTCTTCTAATATTGAACCCATCAGGTTTAATACACTATCAGTTGCAGTGTAACCTTTTAATGTTTCTCTTAATTTTTCAATATTAATAATTACCTTGTCACCTATCGGTCTGTTACCACTATCTAAGAATAAGAATTGTTCAAATAATGTTTTACCTTTAACGTCTTGACCTGATATCCATCTATCGTTCATGTTTTTGAACACCGTCCAAATTTCATTCTTATTAGTATTACCATCAAGTTTTGATACTCTCACCTCTTTTTTACTTTCCTCAACCGATGGTAATCGTCTATTAAGGTTAGAGAATATTTGATTTAACATATTATACTGATTCAATTGATTTTGATTCATAAAAGATTCAAAATCTTGTAGGAACAGTCCTCTTGTTAAATTGTTATCATTATACTTTTTACTGGCATAAACTTTTATCAACCTACTTAAGTCAATAACATTTGATTCAGTAAACTCCACATTAAACTCAGGGAAGAAATCAGTAATGTATGAACCACCGTCACTATACTTTAGACCGTCTTCCACATATTCACCAACATACAAATATAACGCTTCCCATGCTTCAGGGTGATTTGTTTGACTCGTCAATAATGTTACACCGTTCGCAGCAGTCGGTACCGTGTTTTCTACATACGGTCCGAATTCAATCTTATCAACAGGTATAAAATCTTCATTAGATGAAAAAGAATCAAATACCCTACGGTCAAACTGACCAGGATTACCAATCTTTAATATCACCTCCTTATTTAAAAACTCATTTGATTTAGTCACAAATCTTTGAGTTTGAGCCTCAGTTATGTTTTTAACAAGATTATTCTCACCACCAGAAGTGTTTTGTGATAACGTAATATTAGTATTTTTTTGAACAAATAATAACGTTTTCATCACTCTTTCAATGTTATCATCGTAACTAACATTAAATTCACCCAAGTAGTTGTCGTTATTAATCTTTGATGGGTTAGGAACTATATCCTCAAAATCTTTTTCTTTCTTACAGAAATTTAAGAAGTGTTTTTCAAAATCGTCCAACATCTCTTTTGAGAATATAGAGAATATTTCCTCAACGGATTTATAGTTTTTATCACTATCTTTATTGATTAAGTTAAACGCGTTTTGTTGTTCTTCTGAACTATCGATAACTTTGATGTATTCGTTTGTATTTGGTTTTCTAACCCACTGATTGTTAAAATATCCGTAGTTAGGTGCACCCCATAATGACCTTACACTACCGTTTTGAACTGACGGATTACCTTCAATATCTTGTGTTAGTTTACCGTTGTTGTCTAAACACTCTCTCATCGATTGATTAAACTTTTGGAAACCAGCAGAAGGGATAACCAAAATAGAATTGTTCGAATCAGTATCAAATGCCTTGTTTCCATCAATATCAAAATATTGGAACCAACTTTGGTATTCTAAATGTCTTGTAGGGTTGACTTCGTCATATCCTGCAAACAATCTGCTTTCATTTAAATGACCTGATTTAAACCCACCGTTGGTGTACATATCATCTAATTCGGTATTGTCATAGTTAACCAATACCTCTTCACCAGTAAAGAACCTATAAGTGTTGTTAATAACTTTAGGATAAAAACCATTATTTAATGATAATATCTGACCACTAACTGTCGTTTTTAAATCTTCAGGGACATAATCATATGAACCACCATTTAGGTTTTGAACTTCATATACTTTATTGATATTACCGTTGATAGGGTCATAAGCATCAACATAATCAAAATCTTCCCATATACCATCCAGTATATCACCATTACCTAACTTATCCTCTTTGTATCTATGCCATATAGAACCGTACTTCAATATCCACGGATATGGGATTTTATGGATTGCTGAAAATTTACTTAAACCTGCATAGATGTAATTACTCCACACATTAGAAGCAACACCCTCGTCTGAAATATTTTTAGTTAAAAATTTCTCACTCAGTGTAGGTAGTGGTAATGAGTTTAAATACATATATCCTAAACCAACATATGGGTTTTGTACCCCATCTCTCTCATTATCAACACCTTTAATAAATGAATTTACAAAATACGGGGTATTCAATAATGATGTGGTCTGAGTTGATGTTATCTTATTATAGACAGTATTATAGTTAGTACCATAATCTAAGGTACCTTCAGTTAAATAAAAATCTTTATTTTTCCTTCCATCATAATATTGTGCAATCTGTTGGCTATTACCATAAACTGTAGAGTAACTATTATTACTTGTTATTTGATTAGGGGCAGATGGGAAGTTTGTAATAAAATCAAAATAGGTTAATAATCTATCAGTAAACACACTGTCCTTTTCAATTTCATCATCAAATGTTGCCAATGTTTTCTTTAGAACATTAAAGTTCATAATTTCAGTAGTATCATTAGCACCATTAACCGTACCCACCGATGTACCGTCAGCCAAATTCTTTTTTAACCAACTTAGATTGGTGAACGGAAAAACATCTAAGAATGTAACATCGTTAGATGAAGTACCACTAATATACTCCTCCAACTGTTGAACAGATTTTTCAGACGAAGGGATTACTGATACTGAATCTGATAAAATATTATCTATTGAGTATATACCGTAGTCTGTCTCAATAAAATTATTGATATATGGTTGAGTAAAGATGTCTCTCGATTTTCTTGAATAGTAACTTCCTTGACCGTTATTCGATATTGACGATAAGTAATTGTTAAAACTGTTTACATTAAACTTATATTCTTTGAATATCTTCGTTAGTTTAGGACTACCTTTTAACCCTTCTTGAATGTTTAACGACTCAAAATCGGCAAATACATTATACAACGACTTTCTAAAATTATTATTCCTAATAATTTTGTTGTAGTTGGTATTCAAATAAGTTCTTTCAAAAATTTCATAGAAAAATGAAACGTATTCCTTATTTGAATATGGTGTACTATCGAATGGGAATTCAATGGCGTTTGAGCTTATATAATTAGTTAGTTGTGTTTCATTTTCATAGTTAACACTAACCACAGGCTTATCCTTCTCTAAAGATGCTTTAATGTATTCTTCAACAAATTCTATTTCAGGCCATAACTGATAGTTCCACCCATCAATAGAACTCGCAATTGATGGTTGTCCTGGATATTTTATTTCATATTTACTGTCACCATTTTCATCAATAACCTCTTCAAAATATTGAGGCCAAGGATAAACTATCGATTTGTTTTGTAGTGTACCACCTGTTGTTGTTACCTGATTTAATAGTTTCTTTCCGTCCTCACCAAAAGATTTTTGTGGTGGTATAATAGCCGAAAGTCTTTTCGGATTTGCTCTTTCTTCCCAAGCATTGTCAGCGACCTCATCCATTAATCTATAGAAACCTTCAGCACATGCACAGATAACAGCCAATACATTATTGATTGTTGGATTAAACCCAAGACCTACATCTGATGAAATTATCTTTTTCGCCAATGCCTCAGATAGTTCCTCTTCAATCTTTTTTCTCTTATCTTTAAAAGTATCATCAATTTTAGCCAATTTAGATAAAAACGAACCGTTTTGGAAATGTTTTGTTATAGTATCACCAAACATGATAAACCTAACACCTACTTCTTGTTCTTGAATCCCATCATTAGCAACAACATATTCGTTACTGGATAATTCAAATCTAGCCCTTAGTTTTTGCTCAAATTCTTTAAACTCAGCGCTCGGTTCATTGTTCTCGTCCGTCTCAGGAGGTCGACCATTTCTTAGGGTATATGTTTTTTCATAGTCAATATCATTAGGGTCAGTAATTCTTTTTATAATATCACCTTTTCTAATGTTTACAGGAATCTTCGCTTCCTTCTTTTTATTTTCAATAGTGTAGATACCAGGGTTATAGAAAGTCGGATTATCTTTTAATTTTTTATTGTATTCTTCAATTATAGATTTTAACTCACTAATTGCCTCAATAATTTTTTGTTCATCCAATTCTTTTTTAAACTCATATAATAACGCTTGTGAAGTGTTACTTTTAACTATCTTACTTGAAGCATCCACATATTTTTCAAACCACGAATCTTGAGTGTTAATAAAAACTTTTCTTCTATAATCAGATAAATCATTTTCATAATTAACAATATCAGTTAACACTGACATATCTTCTTTAGAATACGCCTCCATAACATACCTGTTGAAATACTCCAACCTCATCGTCATTTGGTTTAAAGTTATCTCAGGAAAATCCTCATCAATAAGTCCTTTTGTTTTATATAAAGAATAAACCTCCTTTATCTTTTCCATACCTTTGGTGGTGGTTGACGCTTCAATACCCACAGTACCATCCGTTGTTCCGTTGGTATTGTTGTTTACCTCATATGATTTAACATACATGTGTGGTGTAGCATATAGATAATCCAATAGTGTGTCCTGAAGGAAGGCGTGACTTCTTGCAATGAAATTAGTGGTAATCTTATAGTTACCGTCTGAAGGGTCAAAACGTGCGTTAAAGTCTTTTAACATCAACTCTAACTTTATTGCCTTTCCATAATATCCTTTTAACGTAAGTGTGAATATGGGATATGGTAATTGCATAAATGCAGAATATGGTGATTGGTCACCTCTTTCAAATAGTACCCTACCCTGAACGTCTGTCATTTCAATAGTTACGGTAGGTACGAAGGCTGGATTCATTTTAACACTAATACGTGTAATACCTAACAATTGGTTGTCAACCTCATTACCTGACCAAGAATTACCACCGTCTTTACTAAACGGTAAGATTTGGTCAGTCCATGTGGTATCAAAATATTTGTCTTGTTGTTTGTCGGGATTATATTTTTTGTCAAAAGTTTCTTGAGGTGTATTAGAATCTGGTGATTTACCCTCCATGAAGTTAATATTCATCTGAGCTAAACCAATGTTTCTAACACTATCGTCATAATTTGAACCAATAGCAAGCTTGGTACGAGGTATTACTCTTGCCTCTAAATTAGCATAAACCGTTAAGTTTTCATGGTTAACTAATCTTTCGTCAACAGTACCGTCTTCGTTTACGATTTTGTTTGGGTCCACAAGAACCACGTTATCAAAATCAGTTTCAACATATACTTTTTGATTTCCGTAAAACTTACTACCTGCCATAATAGAAGAAATGGTTTTCTAATGCCGCTTTATAATCCTGTATAGAATTTGTTAATGGGAAAGGAATAAACAAAAGACTATTATCAGGTATGTTAGATTCTAAACCACCGTATTGTGGATTAGCCGCCATTATTAACCATCCAAAATAGGGTGACTCGTAAAACTCATAACTTATTTTGTCTAATCTACTACGTCCCGTTCTGTAAATATACCTCTTATCTGAAGGTTTTGAAGGGATATTCACAAAAGGAACAACAGTTTGTTGTCCATTTACTAAAAAATCTCCATATCTATTCCAATACCTCATATCACTTAAATGTCAATTTTACCATTAAAGGTCTTTTTATCACCAATATTCATTAACTTATATAAGTTAGTAAAGAATCCGACTTTGTCAGGGTTATTTTCAGAAACAGGTACTTTTACATAGTTAAATACCCTCTCTTTACCTAACGTAAATGGTGTGTATTCAGCAAATTTGGTAACATCAGGCTTTTTCTTAAGTTCAGATAACCTGTTATTAGATTTAATACTCATGTTTTGATATATATCCGTTAGTCCTTTTACTGCAGGTACTTCAGGTAATATAACATTGCTACCATACCCTTCGGTACCCATAACCAATTCTTCAGTTATTGCTGGCGTACCCGCAACACCAAATACTATTTTATTTACATATTTAACCCACTCTGGCTTCGCCTTTAAATCTTGACCTAATATCGCATCAACAAACTCATTTGGTTTATCACCAATTTCTTTATAACAAACATGCATTAATCTAACAAATGCTGGGTCAGACTTGTAAGGTTCATCAAGAATACTAAAACCATAATTTGCATTATATTCTTTTTGGAAATATTTGTCGGCATTTATAAATAGTTGATTATCCAAATATGCTAAATCAAGACCCATCGTAAAAATGTCGTCATACATTTCTTCATAAGTGTTGTCAGGGACTGGATTTGTTGAAGATATATCCACTTCAGTTGTTGCGGTTAAATCTAATAATATGTTTTTACCATTATTAAGTTGATAACCATCAGTATTTGTTAACACAAAATTTAACCTATCAATATTCCAAACTAAGTTAGTTTGGTTTGAGGATATATCTGACATTACACTCATATATCCGTTGATATATGTTTGTTTTATCTGATTAATCTTATTTACAATATTAGCTTTATACTTTGTGATGTCTTTTTTAGCAAAGTTACTTGTGTTAATATTTTTTAACAGTGGTGACGTACCTCCTGAAATATCGTTAATGGTGTCTGTAAACAATTTATCAACCCTTTCTTGAATAACATTTTCTTGAGGTTTACCAAATAAACCAATTGTTTGTGTAAGACCTGTAAAATATGTTGGAGAACCGTAATACCCCAACATATCACCTTCAAGGTAGTTTCTATCGGCATTAAAGTACGCCATACCATCGTATGAATATTGGTTAGAAATTTCAGTTAATGTGTTAATTATGTTATCGGCATACGCTTTTACCAATGCAGGTGTTTCATCCATTATAACCTTAAATGATGTTGAACCACTTACTGTGTCGGCACCGTTTGATGGGTAAGAAACAAATTGTTGTTCAGCCCTTTCAACACCAATAGTATTACCAATACCAGGTATATCTTCTTGTGTTGTTCTGTTATTTATCCCAAAGTCAGTAGTAGATTCTATCTCTTGCCATATCTCCCTATTTAATTCTTCTCTTTCCTCAGTTACCACTGACCTATCGTCATAAACCTCAGTATTCGCATAGTAGTTAAATGATAAAGCATTTTGTAACCTCGCAACAGGTTCTTTTAGTCCTTGTCCACCAATAAAGTAGAACGACATATTAATAGATGCCAACATCGGTTGTACACCAATACCTTCAGGGTTTAAGTCAAATGTTAATGGTTCGTATTGAATACCTATTTGATTTATGGCAATCTTACTATGGTAAAAATCACCGATTCTTAAAACACAAATAGGTGGCGCACCAAAGGCGGTGTTCTTAGCATTAAACTCGGTAGGTTTACCATCTTCACCAATAACAGGTATTGTGTCACCAGGTCTGATACATTGTTGTAAGAAAGTTAATCTTGAGTTTAACCCTTCAGGGGTTATAGAGTGGAAAGCTGGCTGGAAATATTTAATTTTTTCTTTAATACCATCATACACAAGAGGTGTTGTTTCCTTCATCACATCAAAGTAATCACACTCTGTTAATAATTTTCTTACAATTATTTTAGCCACCTCTTCTTTTTGTCTTATAAAACTTGTAGGGTCTTTAGCAGGTGGTGGCACAGGTTGCGTAGTACCAGTATTTGTAATGATGTCATCTTGAATGATATCTTCCTCTTCGTCAGTTACAGGGTCTGGGTCTGGATATTTTTCAGTTATTTTACTAATCTTAACCCTTCTACATTTCATAGCATCGGTAGAGTAAATTTTATCATTACCCGTCAATTCTTTACTACAATCTGTATCTTCAATTTCAGTTTGTTCACCAACTGGATTATCGTTAATTACTAATTTACCCTTATCTACCCAATCTTGTAACGTATTTTCGTTTTCATCTTTTAATTTTAAGAGATATTGTTTAACACTATTAATTCTTCTTTTAGACAACGCAACGTTATATTCTTTAGTGTTTGGTGATGATGCAGAACCTTTCATAGATATTTCTATTTCTGCACCCGCGTTTAATGCGGTACCTATTTTTTTAACCAAACTATTAATGTTATCCTTAGTTGTCTTAACATTATCATCAAAAAATTTCATCACATCATTTTTATTTGATGCTTTCTTTTTGTAGACACTCTCTAATAAAAGATACTCCGTTAACGATGTTAGATAATCTTCATCGGCAGTTGTGGACGTTTTATTTCTTGGTCCAGGAACATCATTATGAAAGTAGTAAGCAAATTCATAATCCTGAGGAGTGATTTTCTTTGGTTCTTCTTCAACCGCAGGGTCTTTATCACCAGGTATTGGTGTAACTTCTTTTTTAAACTCTGCCTTTACAACCTCAGGTTCAGGGTATGTTGTTATGATATCATATATGTCTTGGTAGGTAAATTGAGGGAACCTCAACGCCAATTCATATATATCATACTTTCGACACCCCGCAAAGAAACTATCCACAATAGCGTTAACCCTACTATTACTTTCATCTTTTAATTCTTTATCAACGATGGCGTTTAATATTGATGGGTGGTCCACAATTATCTTCCATGATAGACTACCCACTCTACTGGTGTTGTTATATGTATATACTGGTTCAGGACGACCCAAAAATTCATTTGAATTCCAATTTGCTGAATTCGTTTCAGAAACGCTCATATCATATGGTGGGAACCACATTATACGACCTCCGTTTGGTCCTCTTTCACAATGTGGTAAGTCTTGGTATGTAAACCCTTTTTTACGTGATGTTCTCCACGCTAAGTTTTCCAATGAGAACATGTATTTTTTCACACCATCTTTACTAAAATCATTACCAGTTAAGTTTGTTGACTCATCACCTCTGATTGGTGCAATATTTAAATTATATGTTCTATCAAGTACTGAATACGTAAACTTACGACCTGATTCAGTAATACCGTCACCTTTTTGTAAATCCGCCATAGAATAATATGGAGTATCTTTAGTAAACACTCTACAATATTCTTTACCTACAATAGCACCACCTTCATCTTTATAAGCAATAACTCTTGAACCTTTTGTTAATTCTCTAGTACCGTCATGAAATACTTTCGATACTTGGTCAATAGCATTACCCACATGTTGTAGTCTCTTAACACCTGTGACCTCATCGGCAGAATTAATTAATTGTTGAGTATTATCTAAAATAGAACCCTTCGTAAACTCATAGTCACCAGCACCACCAACAGATTGATTGGCTTGGAATGTTGTTTGAATACCTGTTTCCGTCCAATCACCGTCAATAGTACCATAGAATTCTGCACCTCTACCAACTTTCTGTCCTGCCGAGTCTTTCCTCTTTGGCGACACCCATGTGAACCCTCCTTGAACTCCACCACCATCATATGTTGATGTTTGGTTTAATCCAAATTTAAACTGGTTTTCTTTTTGTTCGTTTTCGTAAATTTTGGCAACCTCATCATAACCAAAAACTGGTGATTGTGTTTTGTTACCGTCTTGGTCTAATGGTAATGAATCTTGAGGTGCAACAATATCACTAACCTCCTGTTGTGAACTACCAACATAGTAATTTTGTTTTGGTACTTCAGTAAATAAATCAGTTAAGAAATTTTTGTTATAATCAGGTACATACCTGTTCATTGATAACCCCTTAAATAATCTTGACCTTTGTCCACCACCAGTGTTGTCCAAGAATGTTTGCATTCCTGTTTTTTCTGTTGGTAATTTTAGAATTCCTCTCTTATCAAATAAACCTGTAACCGCATTTGCTGCTTGGTTTAATAATAATTGTCTTGGCTCAGTACTAAAATAGTCACCAGGTATCCACGAATATGGTGAATACACACCACTAATACGACTGATAAAATCTAATCCCTTTGCAAAAATATTTTTTGGTACAGATATTTTCCAATCTCTTTCAATAATCGTTTTGTTACCCGTAACAATACCTAATAAATCGTATGGGTCTTGTAATGCATCTATAGCATTTACCCTACCTAATGTTTGTTGATACGTTTCTTGGGCGACCCTATATTCAAATTCAGACTTTAAAGAGTCGGCAGCAATCTTAGCTAAATTAGAGTCTTGAGATAAAGAACCATTGTCACCCTGTGGGTTATTACTGGTTAAAAGACTAAATGCGTTGTATGTTGATGAAATAAATGTGAAATACCCTTCTTTACCTATTAATGCTGTTGATGATGGGTTAATAACATCGTCCACACTTAAAGGCATACCATAACCCCCTTCAGGACCATAAAGATTTTTTACATATGCGTTTTTTGATTCGTCTTCACCGATAACCTCAACCTCAACCGAATCAACCACCGCTTGGTCGTTTAGGTTAAATTCAGTAGTTCCTGGTTCACTATTAGGTACAAAACCATCGCTGTTGTATGGTTGTAAATTCTTAACCAATAACTTCTTTCTGAAGTTTTCTGTTGAATCAAATGATAATGGACTTGGCATCTAATTATTCTTTATACATAAATAGATGCATATATAATTTTATGTTGTTTGTGAATTCTAAATTTACGAAACTCTACTATTCGAATTACTACGGTAGTTGTATGAATTCAAACTATTATTCATTTCTTTTTCTAAATCGGCAATAAATTGTTGGTTGTTGGCCAATGCCCTTCCAAGAACATCATTATCAATACTAGCATTAGTTAAGATATTTTCTAATGAAAGATTTATATCTCCTGAAACCGCTAGTTGTATAGGTTCTGATGAACCACCTGTTGGTGCACCATTCATATTGTTAATTGTTGCATTCTCAATTGCATTGATAGAGGCTGAAGACATACCATTTATTAACTCTCGTTGACCTGCAGTTGCTGATTCACTACTAAGTAATTCTCGTTGACCTGCAGTTGCTGATTCACCACTAAGTAATTCTCGTTGTCCAGCATTAACATTTCTAATAATGACATTACCATTATCAATTTCAAGCCAACCCGTATCTCTAATTGCATCCGATACACTCTCCCATCCTTTTGTCATCGGTTCAATAAGATTTTTATTAAAATCAAAATTTTCTAAAGCAGGTATAAATTTATCTTCAATAGTTTTAGAAAAAGTATTAAGACCATCAACCATTGCACCAACAAAATTATCAGCATCTTCAGGTTCTAATTTTAATTGAGTTGTTACTGTTCCCACAGCATTTACGGCAGATGGTGGAAGATTTATTTCACTTTCTCTCTTTAAAAAACTAGTAGTTAATAAATCTTGAGCTTTACTTATATTTTCACCGAATGTTTCAAATCCTCCCGATTGTATTAAGTTCAACGTTGTAAGTTTTACTAATGTGTCTTGAGCATTTTTAATCTCATCTAAATAACCCATAGAAGTTTTTGCTACATCTAATTCAGACATTTTATTAACATCTAACATTTTTTGTAACTCGGCATAGTCATCACCAACCAATTCATTAAATCCTTGACCTATCTTTTTAATTGAACCGTCAGGCATTGTTATTTCTAAATTACCGTTAGCACCTATCTTTCCTAAACTAGCAATTAATTCTTTTTGTTCTTCAGGAACGTTAAACTCATCAAGTAATTTAAGTTTTTGTGTTCTCTGAGCCGCGTTCATCGCCATTTCACTAAACTCCTCATAACTACGTCCAGCTAAGTTGGCAGCTTCCCTCATACGATACATTTGTGTAACAGGGATATCAAACTCACCCGTCTCTTCATTAAATTGTATGGACGCTGCAGACATTTTAACTAATTCATCCTGTAATCCCGCCATATCGGTTTGAGCCATGTTAAGTAATCGGAATGGGTTTCCTAAATCTCCTACTGCCCCTCCTAACATTTGGAAACCAGCGGCAGTTTCAATTGCTTGAGCAGGGTCTAATAATTTTTCAGCAAAAGATTTCGTAGCACCCATATCAATTCTTAATGCTTGTGCTTGTGCTACCATTTTAGATAATCCGTCAACACCACCCTTGAAGTTATAACCAACCATTAGTTTCAGGTTCTTATTAACTTGGTCCATAAATTGACTAACATTTAACCCATAAGAACGTGCTTCTTTGGTCATACCTTCCATCATCACTAGAGTCTCATCTGTAGTATACCCTAAAGTATCAAATGAAGTTGCCATATCCGCCAATTGTTGTGCGGTCATGTTTGCCGTAAATCCTAATGCCTGAAATCTTGTAATTTGTTGGTCAGTAAAGAAGGTGTTTCTTTGCATCGCAGTATTCAACGCACCAAATAACTCGATGTTTTTTTCAGCATTAATACCTATAAGACCTGTAGATTTGGTTGCCTGAGCAATAACATCTTGTACTTGATTACTAACAACTCTAGTTTGACCTAATGTTTGTCTTACCTGATTAGCTGTTTGACTATTAATTGCGGCTGCCTGATTTATAACTCTCTGTACATCAGTAACACTATTTTTTAGATTTTGGGCAAAGTTTTTTAAACTAATTTCCGCTAACTCTATATTTTCAACAATTGTTTGAGTATCCGCTTTTAAACCTCCGTTATTTTGGAAAAACATATTCTTATTTTACAATAAATATTCTTTAACGAGATTTATTACGTTGTTTTTCGTACTCTTCTTCTCTTTTTGTAAATTCTTCAGATAATTTGTTGATGAAATACTTTCTTTCAAATGTAGGCATAGACATCATATCCGTGTAAGACATATTAACATGCTTACTCAGATAGTAGAACTCATCGAGCATAGTTTTCTTGTAATCAGAAGAAAGGACGAAAAAACTCCGCCCCAAAAGTGATACGTACATTCACTTTTTCTCCTGACGGGGCTGTAACAGTTCTATTAAGGTCTAAACGTGGTTCACAATCTATCATAGTAGTTCTGATAAATTTAGAGTCCATAATAGGTAACGTATTTACAAATGTTGCAATTTTTTCTCTATTAGTATCACCATCAATTGAAACAATGTGTTTTTCTAATCTTCGTGTAACTATTGGTACTGTTACACCTTCTGGATATGAATCTTGTAATTTACTTAACTCATTAGTATCACCAATATTTAAAAGTCTACACAAAATATTACTTCCTGTTTTTGGTAAGTTCATTTCGAAAAGACCCTCGTTATTTGGTTTTATCTTAGGTTGAATAATATTTAATTCGTCAAGTAATACCGTAGTTTCAAAGTCTTTACCTGTTTTAGGGTCTTTTAATTTAAAATTGTAGTCAGAACCAAACGCAGTATTTCTTAAAAATATAAGGATAGCTTCAGCATCTCCATCCAACATTTCATTAACATTAAAATCAGGTTCATAAATTTTATTCTTTAATAATGTTGTCACTAAGTTTTGATTATTACTAGAGGAAAGTAAGATGTTTTCATCCTGAGCAGTTAGATAACCCACCTTTAAAGTTTTCTTTTTGTTTTTATAAAAAAGTCCTTGTGAAGGTAGTGGTACCACATCGTGTGGTAAGTTCATATTGATTTGTCCGTATTGTTGTGATTGGTCCATATTTGTTAAAATAAAAAATCCATAGAGATACAATGACCTCTATGGATTAAATATATGATTGATTGATTTTTAATCAATACTATTTTTATATTAGTAAACCAAAATACATCTATCTGGACGTAACGTCGCTGAAATTGTAGCTAACGCATCATCACTATAACCTAAACTATCAAAATTAACATCTGTTAAGAATGTTCCTTGAAGAATCCACTTCTCCACTGCCACCCCTGTTGGGTCCAACATTTCTAAGTCAATGTCTTTTTTGTATCCCGCAGCATAACCCATACGTCCTGTTACAGACTCAGAGTGTAAACGAACCCACTCCATCAATGCTTGTGAAGCTGATGGACCGATTGGGTCACGGAAAGTTACGTTTATGGTATTCCAAGTGAATCTACCAGCCACATACGTAGATGTGTTTAAGAAAGGTATTTCTGTTGCCCCGATTTGGATGTTCGGTCTTGATGTAGACTCAACATACCAAGAGTTAATCCCCAATGAAGAAGGAAATGATAGGATAAACCTATTTTTTCTTTTAGGTTCATAAGGAACGGGCATTTTCATTAATAAATCAGCCATAGTATTTTGGTTTTTCTGTTCTTATGTTTATTTTATAATAAATATCAACTACAAAAGTTTTTCTATTTACTTTTTATTATTTTTCGGTAAGTTCCACTAGAAGAAAATAAAAACTAGTTAAAATAATTTAAATTTCTTGTTTATCTCCTCCTTTAGTTAAATAGGTTCTTACTGGTTTATCTTCGTACTCTGAATCTAAAAATGCTTTGATTTTTTCCACATTTCCTGGGTCGTCATCTGAAAACCCAATCATCGGTACGAAATTATTTTTTACATCATTTTTAAGGAACGCTCTTTTTCCAAGTATTTCACTCATCTCTTTTACATAAGCAATAAACTCTCTTAGTGCTTTAATCTTCCCTTCTTCAGGGTTTGATGCTGACCCCTCCCCGTATGTTACAGGATAATATTTACAAAGGTCCAAATAGTCATTAATCATAATTTGGATATCCTTTTCAGTGTCACCCACCATATTACGGTATTTTATTAAGTTTTGTACCAATATTTCTTTACTGATACCGTTATGGTCGGTCACAATATAATTATATATTGCATCTCTTAATACTGACGGTGTATGTCCTCTTGCAGTAATAATTGCAAAGATTGAACCACCGTTAATACATTCAACAAAATCATCCCATGAAGGACCAACAGATGCCATCATAGAATCAATAATGAATGCTTTATCACCTTGTACCCCAAAATTTCTATAAGGGTCATTAGCATAACCAACAATCATTTCACCGTTGTATTCAAAAGGTTCTTTACCAATCAACCCTCGGTAGTCTGCAAAATCCTCAGTAGACATCCCCATTTCTTGGTCATCTTCCGTTAAAACAATGATTTGAGTGGGCATCGTTACGATGTTATCGTCCCAATCAAAAGCATAGTATTTTAAATCAGGACTACCTTCAGGGTCAAATCCTTCACGAAGTTGTTTTTCTTCGTAAAATTCTCTGATGATTCTTTTAATCGACATTATTTTGTTGAGTTTAGTTTTTCAATTAATCTTTCTAATTGTGATTCAGAAATAACAATGTTTTGTGGTTTTTCTGAAAAAGATTTTTTACCATTAGATTTTACATCTAATGTTTCGTTAAGAGTTTTCTTTGTGAATTCCATGTTTGTATATTTATTTAAACGTTTAATAAAGGCTAATGGGGACCACATCGTAGTCCCCATATTATAAATATAATGAGTGATTAAATATCCTCAAATGATGCACCTGTCGGAGTAATTAAGAATTCAATATCAATGAATTCAAGTGCTCTTGTCGGTTTCAAGTAAATCTTACCTGTTAATGTATTAGAGTCTAAATCCTCAGGTGTGTTAGAAACTGTTACTCTAAAGTCAATCAAACCTCTGTCTCTTCTGATACCATCCAAGATTGGGTTAACTGAATCTAAGAACTCTTGTCTAACTTGTTCGTCATTCTGTTCGAACAACAATCTAACAGCTACTGCTGAAATCAGTTTACGAGCTTGTAGTAACAATCTTCTTACGTTTATTCTGTCAAGTGCAGATTCTCTAACCTGTAGAGTTTTGTTACCCCAAATCACTGTACCCACATCTGAGAAGGTTGCGATTGGGTTTAATCTACCCTTATACAAGATATCTCTGTCTTCTTGAGTTAATTTCTTACGTGCTTTAACACCGTTTACTAAACCTCTTGTGTAACCCGCTGAAGCGAACCATGGGAACGCGATGTTATCAGTTAACGCTAAGTTTCTAACAACCTCCGCAGTTGGTGGAATGTAGATTTGAGTGTTATTAACTGAATCTCTTGTTAAAATCCATGGGTAGTAAGTTGCTGTGTAGTTAGAATCAATATCTGTTTCTTCTAAGTTGTCAACCGCTTCTTCAGGATAAATGAAGTTAGTGTCAAAATCACCTAAAGTTGGTACAAACATTTTGTAGTCAGGAGTTGTACAGATATAGATTGAATCTGCTCTGTCCGTCTCAACCATATCAATAGCTTCTTCAACAAGGTTTGAATTATTTACATAATCAACACCTGGTGTTGTGAATACATTAATGTTAACCGCTTCAGGGTTTTTGAATGTATACTGACCCCATAAGTAAGAATAGTAGTCAGTGTTACCCCACGTTAACTGGTCAGGACCTGTAATTTGTTTAAACGCTCCCCAACCTGTTGATGTTGGATAAGTAATAGACGGTGCAGCACCTGCTCTATAACCAGCAGCACCTAACTGATATCTATCACCGTTAGTTCTGTACTCTCTATAGATGTCCCATCCATCAAAACCACCTGAAGGTGCGATTGTAAATTTACGTGAGTTTAATTTGTAATATGGACTTGACTCATCAGTTGGTTCAGTTCTAAACTGTGCAACACCAACTTCAAATGCCGACTGACCTGATGTTGTGTAACCATCAGGGATTGTAACAACTGTTGCTCCTGAATCCATGTGGAAACCTTTTGTTAAGTATGCCCATGATGTTGACTCAGTAGCCGTTTCTAAGTCTGTTGGATTTTGTTTACCTTTATAATTAAAGAAGTCATAATCAATACCCATAGTATTAGAAATACCTAAGTAAGTTTTTCTAACCTTATCACCACCTGACCTTGTTTCATTATCAGTTCCTGTTGAACTACCAAACGGTGGGTTAAAGATAACTTGACCTGGTGTGTAATACTCTGTCTTATATTCTAAGAATGGTGATTTAGCACCTGAATATTGTCTTGTTAAATATCCACGGAAACCACAAGGTAATGAATCGATTGGTGCATCTTCATTCATCTCTAACATGATAAATTTAGATTTTAATTCGAAATCACCGTTAGCTGTACCTATCTTCTTAGCGACAAAACTATTTTGACCTGGGTCCATTGTACAGTTAGTGAATTTTTCAATTACCACAGGATTAGCGTCAGTATCAAAGAAGTCACGAACAACAACATCAAAAGTTCCATTATTAAATGAAATATTGATAATTGAAATTTTTACCTCTCTGTTTGCTGAATTACCGTCAGATACTGTAATAAATTTAAACATATCGTAAACCTTACTACCTCTAAGTTCTGAAACAACATATGGAGTTTCAGGTGTTTGGTAACGGTCTAAGTACCAACCAATACCTGTATTGTTAGTGTCAGTTCTTGCACCTTCTAAAGATAAAAATGAAGTGTTAAGACCTCTAATTTTACCTTTTCTATAACCAATGTTTAACATTGAATGGTAATCTTCTTCTAAGAATAAAGGTACATCGGTACGAGGTTTAGCAAAGTTTGATTTACCAAATACTTTAGATATGTAATTTGAACTTGATATGTTAAACGATGTTTTAAACGTAAATGTATCACCATCAATTGCAGTTGCATCAATTGCGAATGTTGCAAATGGATTTTTAGTGATTGCCGAGTATGGACCTGATGAATCAATAGACGCATCGGTTAATCCTGATACCTCATATACAGGACCATCATCATTTGAATATGTTGCAATACCTCTAGAACGTAAAGTTGCAACTACTAAATCATGGTACTCCGCAATAGGTGTACCTGAGTATGTAGTAACATATACTTCTGCAGTTCCTGTATATATTAAACCACCTGTGTTGTTTAATTCAGTTACAATCATACCAAATCCCGAACCACTATATACATCACTAGATTCACTAAATAATGAATAGTACCAAGGGTCATTAGTTGAGTCATCTAAATCGTTATCTTCAAAACGAATATCATCTACTTCAAATACGTTAGTACTTGCAGTGTATGTTGAAGGGGTTGCAGCACTAACACTTGCGTATGTATCAGCACTTACCGCTCCCCAGTAATAACCTGTGGAACCTGAAGATGCTTGTTCTACTATCTCACCATATAGATAACCCTCCATATCACCTAATATAGTAGAGTCACCACCAGTATATGTTGTGTACGTAGTAGTTATAACGTCTTGAATAATTGAAGGTAAGTTTGAATAGTCAGTAACCTCAATACTTGTTGTAGTTCCTGAAGTTCCTGTAAATGTAACTTCATATGGACCTAAAACATCAGTTGCAGTCATACCTGTACTATCTAAATTACCTACTGTCGTAATTGACCATGAAGGTCCTGCGTCGTAACCCGATAAACCAAGTACTCTTGTTACAAACAATTGGTTAGATTGTTGTAAATAAGCTTTAGCGATATACGCTGCTTCGTACTTAGGAATTTGGGTGTTGACAAATTTTGTTGGATTTGTACCACCAAAGTATGCTTGGTATTCATCAAAGTTTGAGATGAAAATCGGCTCAAATGCTGGACCCGAAAGAGTTTCACCTACAATACCTAATGTTGTTACACCGACACTTTGTGCTACAAAACTTAAATCTCTTTCAGATGTATAAACACCTGGAGAAACGAATACTTTGTTTGCTGTCGCCATTGTTAAATAATTTCTTAAGTTTTATTTTTTAGATAAATATTACGGAAAAAGTCAAAAAACTATTATTACACCGCTATATTTATTAGGAGTAGGAAAAAAGTCTACCTTTTTTCTACCTTTTAAAAAAACACCGATGAGTAAAATAAAAAACATAAAAATTTCACCAAAGTCTCACGAACTACTAAAAAAACACTGTGAGAAAAACGGTTTGAAAATCTATAAGTTCTTAGAAAAGTTGATAGAAGAAAACTGTCAAGAAGTGACAGACATCTACGGTGAATAATTAAAGAAGACGTGCTTTAGTCAGTAAGTTAGAATCTTTAGTGACATCATTTTTTACGACTTCAATTCTAATAACATCGTTAGTTGATATTTTAATAACACTAACATCATCACCAATGTAGTTGTTATTTATATAAACAGAATAACTGTCAACATTATCAGTTTCTATAATAGATAAGTCTACTTCATATCTATATGTTTCAGACAACTCTGTAATACCCTGAGGAAAAACAATGTTTAAATCAAAATTAGTAGGGTTTGCAGGTTCTTTCTTAACTCTTCTTTTAACATTAAAAGTATCGACCTCTAAAAATGTTGCGGTTCTTGAAATTGCAGGTGACACCTCAAACTCTTCTTCATCCATTAAGAATCCCATCATTAAAAATTCATAATTCTGAACATAGTACTTTCTTTTTTCAATATCTAAAACAGACTCATCAGATGAGTTGTTTAATATGATAGGTATGTAGTGTCCTTTAATTTCAGTATATGCTTGACGAGAGCTAAATGTTTGTAAAACTTTTTTGTTAAATTCATTTAGGTGTCTCATCTTATTACAAAATATTTTTACATTGTAAGTAATATCTACAGGAACGGGTTGAGGTATTTTATAGATATCAATACCTTTTCTTTGACCATCCCATGTCGGAACTTTGGCGTAATAAAATTGTTTTCTATTTGGTATCGTATATTGTAATGATGGATTGGTTCCAAACTTTACATCAGGATTTCTAACTGTGGCAACAAATGGTGGTTTAATATTTTTATCCAAATCTTGGAAGTTCCAACTCTCTGTAAACTGAGCCCAATTCTGTGTTGTAATGATTAAATCAATCGTTGGTATCTTTTTACCACTAACAGTCGTCTCTAAATTTTCCTTTACGAAATCTAACATTCCACGGTCCAAATCAGCATGTAATATTGATTTAGGTAGGTATGTACCATCTTCTTGAATTTGTTCTAACAACTCTTCCCTTCTTTGTAAAAGAATTTTTTCAGGTTCTAATGGAAGATGTTTTTTAATTTTTTTAGGTAATGCCATTATTTAATTTATTTATATTCCTCTGAACTCACCATCATTAACAGGTGCAGCCACAATACTTCTATAGAAAGGTTTGTAACCACCGTAAGTATGTTTATTGTCGCTGACAACACGACCGTCATTAACTACTGAATAATATCTAACTCTTTTTTCTGTTTCGTAATACCCAATGTAATCACCATATGAAATATCAATACCTAATTCATCCAAAGCGTTTTGATATACACCGACCTTTAAATTACCAGGTTCCATTTGACTCATACGAGAATTGGCATAGTCTTGGTTTTCAGGTTGTTCAATAGTTACATAACCTCTAAACTCTACAGGTGGTAAAAACTTAATACCATCTTCTTCAGTCTCACCATATACATCATCCGTCTTAGTTTTTTGACGGTCTACACGATACAATACTAAGGTAAAGTTCATATCGCCCTCAAGCCATTCACGTCCCATCTCTTGCTCTAATGCAAAATCTTCAGACCCGAAAAACTTTTCTAATCTCGTTATTGGTACCTTTCTATTACTCATATGTTGATAAATAGTTTGATTATAGTTATATTATAAATATTTCGCTATGCAAAGTAATAAAGATAAATTATCAAAAATACCTGAAGTAAGGGCACAACGTATTTTAGAAGAGTACGATGGGTTCAATAACTATATAATGTCCATTAAGAAAAAGAGCGAAGTTCAAAAACACTTTAAATTAACACGAGCACAAGCCGACTATATAAATTCATATTACGAAACAACACCAAAGATTGCAAGAAAGTGGGTTGACCTCGACAGTTATTTTGGTACGAAGATGATGGAAGAAAAACTTTTCACAAAAGTACCTGATAAAGTTTATGTTGAAAAGATACTTGTTGAAAAAGACAAGTCTTTTCATATTTGGGGAAAATTATTTGAAAACCAAAAACTACATGACTTTTGGTTACCTAAAGTTGCATTGATACCAACACAAAAAGTCAAAGACGTTTCAATTGATTATGAACGATACTCTCACCGTCCGCCCCTGTCTCACCAAAAAGAAGCAATTGAAAAATTAGCATCTCACGACAAATACATCTTAGCTGATGATATGGGTTTAGGTAAGACGACATCTACTGTGATTGCAGCTTTAGAGTCAGGTGCGGAGAGAGTATTGATTGTGTGTCCAGCGTCTTTAAAAATAAATTGGAAAAGGGAGATACAAAACTATACTGATAAGTCTATATCAATTATTGAGGGTAAAAAATGGGAAAGTGCAGATTTTGTTATCATCAACTATGATATATTAAAGAACTTTCACGACACAAAAAATAAAGAAGAATCGGTCATAATGCAAGAAGGTTTTGATTTAGTAGTTGTTGATGAAGCACACTACATTCAAAACGTTCAAGCCAAAAGAACCAAACTTATAAACGATATAATTACTAAGATTGGTAAAGTGTGGTTGTTAACAGGAACACCAATGACCTCACGACCAATTAACTATTACAACCTACTAAACTTAGTTGAATCTCCTGTTGCTTATAATTGGATGGCGTATGTTATTCGTTACTGTGAAGGATATCAATTTAATGTGGGTAGTAGAAAAGTATGGAATGTAAACGGAGCATCAAATCTTTTAGAATTGAGGGACCGAACAAAAACACACGTATTACGAAGATTAAAACAAGATATCTTAGATTTACCTGATAAGATTTTAACACCAGTATATTTGAATTTAAAATCAAAACAATACGAAGAGTTAATGGGTGAGTATTATGATTGGATGGAAGACGATAGTGAAAAGAAATCTCTTACTGTCCAATTTTCAAAACTTATGAAAGTTCGTCAGGTTATTGCAGAAAATAAAGTAAAAGAAACTTGTGAGATTGCTGAAAACATTATTGAACAAGGAAAAAAAGTAATTATATTCACAAACTTTACAGATACCCTAAACCAAATCACCGACCATTTTGGTAAGTCGGCAGTTAAGTTGGATGGTAAAATGAGTAAACCTGCTCGTCAACATTCTGTTGACCAATTTCAGGAAAACGACAAAATAAAAGTTTTTGTCGGAAACCTAAAAGCTGCAGGTGTAGGAATTACATTAACCGCCGCTGAGGCAGTTATAATGAATGACTTATCATTTGTACCTTCCGACCATTCACAAGCCGAAGACCGAGCCTATCGATACGGACAAAAATCAAACGTATCAGTATTCTACCCTATTTTTGAAAACTCTATTGAGGGAATCATATATGATATCTTATCTCAGAAAAAGAATATATTTGAAACCGTTATGGGTGATAACGAAGGAAAAGGGGATATTATGGAAGAAATCATCAACGAAATTTCAGTCAGACGTTGATAAATCTTAGTTCGGGGTTATTTATATTAAAATAACACAAATGAAGTTCAGAAGATTACAAGAAAAAATCTCATTGATTGAACATAAAATAAACAAAAGCCAAGACACTCAAAAACTATTGTCTGAGTTGTCTACGCAAATCCCTAAAGAAATTTTAACGGAAATGAAAAAAGTAGGAATTGAAAACTTACCATACTCCTATTCTGCCTTAGAAAGATTTATCGACGCAGATACTATGGATACCCACTACAACAAACACTACAAAGGGTATGTAAAAAAATTAAACGACGCATTGTCAAAAAGAAAAGATGGTGACTTAGAATTAGAACAAATTATAAAAGGTATCTCAAGATATAACACAACCATTAGAAATAATGCGGGTGGAGCTTTTAACCACGCATTATTTTGGAAAATGTTATCACCAAAAAAACAAAGAGCACAAGGTGAGGTTTATGATAAAATTGTCAAAGACTTTAACGGGTTTTCTAAGTTTAAATCCATATTCAGTAATGAAGCCAAAAAAAGATTTGGTTCAGGGTGGGTTTGGTTAGTATTAACTAAATCAGGTAAACTGAAAGTTATGTCAACACCAAATCAAGACAACCCATTAATGAATGTTGTTAAAAATGGTGGATTTCCTATTTTAGGATTAGATGTGTGGGAACACGCATATTATTTGAAATATAAAAACAAACGTGATGATTACATTAAAAACTTTTGGTCTGTTATTAATTGGGACTTTGTTAATGACTTATATAACTTAAAGACTGAGAAAAAAATTAATGAAGTTAAAAAGGTAAAGAGTATCATCAGTGAAGGTGCCAGTGCAGGTTGTAATAGAAACCAAGTTCAAAATTATAGAAGATTATTTAACACAAACCCTGAAATTAAGAAAAAGTTTATGTTTACCATCATGGATATTTTAAAAGAAGTATTCTCTGAGTATTGGTATGAAAAAGGACAATATGATAAAGGTCAGATGTCGGGGGTATATGATTACGAACAAAAAGGTCGTTCAGTTATTAACAAGTTGAATACAAATTATACCGCGTTCTGTACCTTAGTTAACGATATAAATCAATACTTAAGAAAATATGGTATCGACGCAATTAACTTTAACAATAAAAATAACCGACAACAAATTGAAGAGGTTAATAGGTTGAACAAATATCTTATTGAGTTAAGATATCGAATCTTTAATAGTGAGTCACCAACTTTCCAAACATTAATGGCAGGATTAGATAAAACTAACAAATTTGGTGATAAGAGAGAGGTCGATGCTGTCGAAGACTTAAAGAAGATTTTTAAAACCGACAAAGTTACTAAAGTAGGTGAACTGGGTGGTGTAGACGACATGATTGGTGGTGTTGACGCAATTGTTGAACTTCCTGAAGGAACGAAGACTATGCAAATTAAACCGTATAATGACACTAAAAATGTTGATGGTAAAATCACTGTTTTTGGGACTGCAAACGTAAAACCATATAAAACAGACTTTTTAGTTTTTCAAAATAATAAGTTAGGTACAATAGTCTTTGACAACTCAAATACTAAAATAATTGACGGTAGATACGTTTTTGACGAGTCTGCACAATATGCAAAGTAAAGAAATGTTGTTTTCTTAATATTTATATAGAAAACACATTATGTCTGTAATTAACGAACCACAAAGAACAAAACTATATACACGTGTAAAACACCTGTTAGGTGCCCCTATTCGTAGTGTAGAAATTGAAGATGAAATGATGGACTCATTATTAGAGTTATCAATTCAAGACTACGCACAATATGTAAATGATTGGTTAATTGAATCTCAATGGACCTCATTATACGGAATGAACTTAGACGAACAATCCGTAACACGTGCTTTTACGACTCGTTCTTTAGACTGGGAAACTCAATATACTTACGCTTATTCTAAAATTGTAGGTTTACAAGCTGGTGGTGATTACGTTCTTAAAAAAGACTATATTGACTTGGTTCCAGGTCAACAAATATATGAAATACCAAAAGGTAGAGAATTAAATGAACTTTTATGGTTCCAAAGAGCGGAGTTAGACGCAGCATTCTTTGACCCGTTTATGGGTGGTTTCGGTGGATTTGGTGGTATCGGTTTAGGTGGTGCTGCTGGTTTCTCACAAATGGGAACTATGGGTAATTACTTTATTACACCAGCATTTGATATCCTACTTAGAATGCAAGATATTAATGTTAAAAGAAGAATTATTTCAGGTGACTTAACTTATAGAGTAACCGCATTACCTGATGGTAAAAAAGCTGTTCACTTAATGAACGTACCTGGTGGTAAATTTGACTTCGGAAATATACAACATAACGAATACCGTGTTTGGTATTGGTATTACGATACTGAAGACCGTGAGGATTGTTTAGCTAAAAACCCTGATGTAGTAAGACTACCATCAGACATACCTATTGATGAAATGAAGTGGGATGAATTAAATAATCCAGCACAAACATGGGTAAGAAAGTGGTTCGTATCTTATGTTAAAGAAACTTTAGGTAGAGTTAGAGGTAAGTTTAGTGGTAACTTGAAGACACCTGATTCAGAATTACAATTAGAATACGATTCTTTACTCACAGAAGCTAAAGATGAAAAATCTAAATTAATGGAAGAGTTGACTCAGAGATTAGAAAGATTAAGACCTGAGAAGATGATGGAAAGAGAGGCAGGAATTGCAGAAAACCTAAATAAGTCACTACAATTCAGAGCAATGCCTCGTCAGATTTATGTTATTTAATTATGGGTATACAGAAATCATATCCTGTTACCAAAATAGTTGCAGGTAAAGAAGTTAAGACATCTGATAGTATTATTTGCACAAGTAACAAATACACTACTAATGGTGAGAGTGCAATTGTTACAAAGTCTAAAACACCCTGTACAATTACACTCGATGAAACAACTACCGACCACGTCACAATAAAATCTATGTGTGATACAACAGTAACTACTGACAAGTTAATAGATAACGAGTTTGAAGAAATAGTTTTAGATATGTACGCTTCAGTAGAACTTCGTTATATTGTTGACGGTTGGTACGTTATGTCGTCTGACGGGCTAAAGAACTCATAAGTTTTTTATTCTTATCAACATATTCTTCATTAACCAAATTCATAGTATTTTCTAAGTACATGTAGTAAGGGTCAATACCTACACTATCCCAAAATGTTATTTCAGTATCTGATAGAGTTAATACTTCATCTAATGTATCTTGGTCACCGTCTCTACGAGGATAACCCCTAACCAACTCAGTTTGTGATTTAGTAAAGAAAGGTCTATCGTTAGGGTCCTCAATCAAAATCTCATCACGAATATCAGTTGAGAAAACTACCAACAAAGGTTCAATTCTTTTATTAAATGCCGCCAAATAACGAGGAACATTATATTCACCTAACTTATCAGGTTCGTTAGTAATTAGTTGGTCGTCAATCAAATAACAATTTAATACAATCTCAACATCATCAGCAGGCATTGCAACTCCATGTTCTGCCTTATATTGTCTTTTTTCAGCTGCGGTGGCGTGCCATATATTCTTTTTCTGTACATCTCCGTGAGACTTCTTTTCACCATTATTAACATAATAGATAGTATCACCAAGACCAACAGGTATGTTGTGTTTTATGGCTAACTCCATATGTGCTTGACGAGACATAAGGGAACCTGACTTTGTTTTTTTAGTTATGTGAACTTTATACTCTTTAATTGATTGTTTAACACGAGCTTTATTTGCAATCTTAGATAGTGGTATTTGTTGATTGTAAATTACATCAACATATTCATAGTAATAATCTAAAAACTCATGACCTTTACCATCTAATAACAGTCTCAATCCTTTATCCAAAAACTCAGCAACATAGGTCGGTAATTTTTTTGACTTAATGGTATTACCTGTAAGTTTTACCTTTCCTGAATCTGTGAGAAGAGCATAGTTCTTACGAGCCACATTGATAGTTGACGGCCATACACCATCAGTATCAAGACCCATTTCACCTCTCATGAATAAATCATTATACTCAGCAACATCGGCTTCGGTTCCATAATATGTTTTACCTTCAACTACCAAATCATTAAGACCCTTACCTACGTAAGTGTGTTCTTCACGACCAGGAGGAGATGAGAAGTTAACACCATCCGTATCCATAACAAGTGGTTTGTATCCTCTATTCATAAACCACATAATCATCTGACGAAGGTATTGACGACCCGTACAGGTAATCTGTTCACCCATATCCATATCCCCCCACGGGAATACCTGAGGTGCGGATAATGAACCAAAGAATGCGTTAATGAAAATTTTAATAGGTAATTGTTTACGTCCGTATTTCTTTGATTCTTTTGGGTCTGACTCGTAAAGTTCACCTGCTAGTTTTTTATACTTAATACGAGTATCGCGAAAATACTTCAACATACTCTTCATTGCACCCGTAACATCACACTTAGGGAACACATCGTGGACCAACTGAATGGAAGGGTATAGAGACGAGTAGTCAAGCTTTAATACATTAGTGGAGTATCCGACTGCGAGTAGACGAGAAAGTCCACCAGTGAACGGTCTTTTTTCTCCCTTTTTAGGTATCGCAAGATTATTTTTATAAGACCACGAGGCCATAATCATTTTCCATAAAGTTGCGGTTCCCATCGTTGATAGTCTTTCATATGTAGTTGGAACCAATTTTGATAGAAGGAAGTTAGCCTGATTAAACTCTTCATCAACAACCATAGTTTCCCAAATATCATCATAAAGATATCTCTCGATAATGTATTTACCACCAACCTTTTCAAACGCACCAGGAAATCTTTCCATTAGGTTTTCAGTACCCTTTGCTCCGACTTCTTTATAACCACCTGACTTTGGATTGAAGTAATAGTCCTTATTGTCAAAATAGATTTTACCAATCTTGTCACCCTCAACATAAACTCGGTTTTCCTTTTCTGCACCAATAAATTGAGTAATGTATTTAAGACCCCAACTCTTAATATCTGAGTTAATGGCTTGTGCTCTACGAACTGCATGGGCAATATCAACAATGTTATATCCCCACATCATCGTCTGAGTATAGGGTTCCATTTCGTTTGCAAGTTTTAACATACCCTCTTTTTGTCGTAAAGACTGTTGGGGGTTTAGTGTTTTTGCAATCTTTTTTGGGTTAAGACCTAAGATTTCAGCTCTACGAAGAATAAAGGGAAAATCGAAGAACGCCGAGTTATAACCACCAATAAGTGTTGGTTTAAGGTATGCTATTGTGTCAAAAAAATCGATGATTACCTTTCGTTCTTCTTCATCGTTCTCACAAGCAATAACCTTTTCAAAACCTTTATTATCCTTCATCCCGATAAGGAATATTCTACTATCCTCTGGTGAAAGACCTGTGGTCTCGATATCGAATACAAAACGGTGTACTTCATCGTATTCATCAAAACCTTTAAATAGCCGTTTGTTTTTTTGAACTAAATATTGTTCTGTTGGTGGTAGAATCATAATGTGGTCTGAACTTTCTCTACCCCAAGGTTCAAGTCCACCACCTTTAAAAAAGTTTACTAAGTTACTATATGATTTTGTGGTCTTAACCAAATACTTAAGACCTTTTTCCATTCTTTCATCTCCATGAGTGTCGAGTTTTTCGATAATAATACCGTGTTCTGACATGGCTTGTTTCTGTGCTGCTTTTGAACCTCTATAGAAGTTAATACCCCTAAGGTCTCCAACCCACGCGAATGGAATAAATGTGTCTGATTTTATAACTTTTCCCTGTTCAGGGTGTTGAATAATTTTGAATATTTTTCCTGATGCGTAATCATATTCTAACGCAACAATATACTGTTCAGGGTCCTCTCCGTGAAGGAATTCTTCAATTTCTGTTTGTGATACCATAATACTTGTTTTTCCGTCTGAGACATTCTACTCACATCGTTGTGATGTGATTACTCTTTGACATTTAAACAAATAATATAATAGATTAACTACTTTGTCAAATGATGTTAATATAAAGATTTTCTCTGATTGGTGTAATCAATTCACCCATTGAGTTTACTATGTGAAATTCACCAATAAAACGACCTTTTTGTTTGGTGTCCCTTTTACTCCATTTATAATAAATGTAATATTCTTTTGGTGCGTCAGGGTTTTGTTGTATCTTTTCCGTGATGTATGCATTGTTCATTAAAACCTTAGGGATACCATTAGCTTCATTCTTCATAGAAAAACGAATCGTAGCGGTGTCAAGGTCCTCATCAAACACTTTATTGGCGTTTGTTCTACCGTCCTTAACTACCTGCATTTTTAAGATAGGTAACTCACTATTTTGTTTAATAAAAAATTCCATATTACCAAGTGGTGTCTAAGTTAATTCTTTTCCATGAATTAGTACTAATACAAATATACATATGGGTATCATCAAACACAACATCTCCTTTATTACCTTCAGATGTTGGAGAAGATGGTACGGATATGTTTTTAATCTCCATACTGTCGTCAACATTAGTTTCACTAATTGTTTTATCTCCAATATGTATTGTACTGGCACCCAAATATAAATCTCTGAATTTGTATTCTGCAGAACCCAAATCATAGACATCATTTGTTGTTGGAATTATATGTCCTGTCAAATTAAATTGTGAACCATCAGCTTGTAATGATGTTGAACCCGAAAAAATCTTATTGAATAGTTCAGCATATGTTATTTTTTTGGCATTCGTTCCATCATGAATAATAATTAAATCACTACTCTGTGGTGTGCCTGTAAATGAGGTTAATTGGTCTATAGTTAAGTTTGCCATGTCTTTTTTATTTTATAAATAGTTTTAGTTTATTAAAGTAACTGTAACATACCCACCGCCAGTGTTATATGAGTTTAAATTGGTGATTGAATTACCACCAAAAGTTGAACTGTTATTATATTGTCCATCAGTAGTCGATACATTAGTAAGTCCTGATATTAAATAAGAACCAGCACCTCCACCCCCATCGGCACGTGGGTTACCATTTCTATATGAACCTCCACCACCAGAGTATCCTCCACCACCTCCACCACAGATAGGAGAACCACCACCAGCACCACCGAATCCACCATCACCTGATTGTGTTGCGTAACTAGTGGCATTAACACCACCTGTTAAACCTGCGGAATATGTTCTACCTGCACCACCATCTTGAGTAGTCGCAGCACCACCTGAAGTACCATCACCATTTTCACCGTCAGTTAAGAAACCAGCACCTGAACCCGAATCATAAGCGTTTGCCGATGTTGTTGTTCCATCTGTGTGTGATTCACCACCATTTCCATTGGTACCCCCAGGTGCACCGAATACTGATGAAGTACCATTTATAGTTGTAACTGCATCTAAACCGTCATATAACGTACCTGATTCTGAACCACTGTAGGCACCGTCACCACCACCTCCACCAGCTACGATTAATGGTGTACCACTTAATACAAC